AGACACGAATATATCAGCCTTTAATGCTGAGGCAACCGCTGTAGTACTATGGGTTGACACAGTAAGGTCTAATAAATAGTTACCGGCTGGCAAGACGATAGAGCCAGCTGTATTGACAGCACCAATCCCATTGGTTGTTGCCGTGGCCAAAGCTAGATTAGTAGCGACCGTTGTTGCACCACTAGCTTCTGCACCATTAGAAGTAAAAATGGCAACTGAGTTATTAGTAGGGGCAACTGTAGAAGATTCTAGAACAGGAATCATAAATTCAAAACGATAACGAACACGTAATTCACCAACGGCAGTAGTCGCGCCTTGGCCATAACATGTTACATAAAGATTACCCCCATCATAAGTTTTAATATCAGAGGAACCAGGTAAACCACCAGGACGCATAAATTTATTTTCTTTTGCTATACCACCCATTAATTGTTTAACATCCAAAGGTAAACGAATATAAGGATCACAGGGCATTCCGTCTTTACATGGATCTGTGTCCTCCACTTGTTGAACAGTGGCTGGGGGAGCATCGGATGCATCATAATCAAAACTAAGGAGAACTTTACCAGCTGACCCATTAGAATTAAATTCTGACACTATACGTTTATAATAAAATTCCGCATAACCCCGTGAACAATTCCATTTTTCATAAAGGATTGCTTCTTTAGCTGCACGAGGAAAAGTGGCAGCTTGACCCGGATTAAAGGCATAAGCTGTTACTGTAGGAGCCATAGCTGATCCAGTACTACCATTAACGGCAGCCACAAATTCATCTCCTTCACAGAAATGAATTTTTTTTTTAAAATTGGAACCACCTAACTGTCCAAGTCCTAAGCGGCCTGTACTAGTTGGTGCACGGACAGACCATTTCTGGTTTTGACCGCGTTTAGCAATACCTTTCTTTTGGGCATTACTTGGTTGTTTTGAAGAACGATTGTTCATAGAAGATTGTTTTTGTTTGTTTTGTTGTTTTGTTGAAAAATTTTGTGACATATTGAGATACCCATCATAAAATTATACACCTCTAGGGAATACTACATTAGCCTACGCACCTATGCTAACCAAAAAACGGTTGCTAGTCCAGGACACTTAAAATGTGAGTGTGTATAAAGTGTTGTTTGTATATAAATAGTTGTTAATAAAGCAGTTCGAGAGTGTTGGTTTTCACGCCGCACCCAAACCTCATTCGTCAATGATAATGCCCGAAACGGTACCAAAATCAAATCAGAGACAGAGTTTTACAATATTAGAACTAAATCAGTTGATTAACGACGTCAACTGGTTGGAAGGAACTGGGCCAACACCCAAAATCAATTTATCTTACGATTAATAAGATGTTCAATGGCGATTGAGAACGCCATGAACGTGTGAATTAATGATCTATTCTGTGAAACCAATGTACACTGCTTGAGGAGCAGATGTATCACGATCACATAATAAATCAAATAAAGGATGTTTAAATTCACACCCCAAAAAAGCATTTTCCAAACCCAATTTGAAAAAATGCTGACAAGCACCAGTCCACCCATAACGATAATCTAAAGTTATTTCAGTCTCTGGAACTGCTTCTGTCATGGAATACTTCATTTTCCATTCATCAAAAGTAGCACGATGTGGGACAACCTTATCGGTTAGATCTAACAAACGATCTAAATACACACGAAGAGGCGGTATACAACTACACGCATTATACAAACCTAATGCTGTACCACGAACTATACTTGCCGGTAGGACGTTAACAGGAGGATTAATATAGTAACCCAATTTTGCCATAACTTTACCAGGTTTAGGTCCAAATACCAACCCCTGACTACAAGCATAAACAAGATTACTACAAAATTCAGCTTCAAAAATAGTGGGCCTATATACTGCTTCACTAGTGAATCCGAACTCTAACATACGACCTACCCAATCTATTGTATTGGTTTTAACATAACGCATTAAATTATCATCACCTTGTACTAACATACGTAAAGATTCGCGAGCCTCCTCAACGGTCTTTCCAGTAGTTTCACAATAGATATACAAATGCATAAAACCATTCAATAGAGAATTACCAACAGAAGTATAAGGATCACCAGATTTACGCATACCTTCTCTTTTATAGCG